GACTGCATGCCCTGCACGAAACCGCCAATGCCGTTGGCCAGCCCGGAGAAGATGTCCCCAAGGGGGCTGTAGCTCACGGGCGCGGCGATGGCCGTCGCCTGTCCGGTCGCGCGGGTCGCCATCGCGGACGGATCGGCGGCGCTCTCGTTCAGCGAGTAAAGGGCGTCCCGCTGCTTCTCCACGGTCGATTTGATATTGTTCGCCTGATCGGTGGCTTCAGACGCCACCTGAAGCTTCTTCTGCGCCAAGTCCTGATCGGCCAGCGCGAGCTTTTGCGCACCCGCCGTCGAGCCCAGAATGCCACTGCTTGCCAGCGCATAAATCAGGTCCCGCTTTCCTTGCTTGAATTTCTCGTCAAGTTGCGGGTTGTAGTAGTTCTGATAATCGCCCGACACCTTGCCGTAATAATCCGGCGTGAACTTGGCATCAAAGGTCTGGTCGATCTTGCCGCGACCTTCCTTGATGCGCTTCTGGCGAGCTTCTTCGTCGGCCTTCATCTGCGCCATCTGCGCATTGGCCTGCGCCGCCTGAATTGCTGCGGCCTTGCCGCTGGCTTTCATAAAGCCCATGACAAACCTCGCTGTCATGTTTAGGCGGATGGGCGAAACCCGCAACATTTGCGCCGGAATGCTTAGTTCTAGCAGATCACGCCGGATAGATGAAGTGGCGGAAGTCACCCACTGGTTCAGCTTCTTCGAAGCCTATCGCCCTGAACCATCGGGCCAGCGCAGGATGCTTCGAACCGCTATACGCATGAACCGGCTCCCGAAGGGCCGGGAGCACTTGCTGAAAATACTGGCGCAAGATGCGCCAGATAGACGGATGCGTTGACCAGAACTCCTCCCGGCAAACGCTCCAAGACATCCACTGTTCGCCGTTGAACACGACGCCACCCGTGAAGATCGGGACACCATCGTACTCAATCGTGTGAAGCGTGCCGTTCTCGACGTAGAAGTCGATTTGCTGCGCCACTTCTTCCGGCGTCAGGTTGTGCAGCCGCAAGTCGTCAAGCACGATGGACGACGGCTCCATCATGATCGAAGCCACGTCTTCCTTCGTGCCTTGACGAACTCGCGCGCTCATCGTGTTCCGAAGTCCATGCCACACGCGGAGAAGGAAGCGTAGCCGCCGCGCGTGCAGACCATGCGCAGCGCCGCAGCGTTCGATCCACCTTCCAGCGGGCTCGCCATTTCTTCGTAAGTGTAGCCTTCGACACGGCCAGCCCACACGTAGGCGTTCGGGTCGTTCGGGTCGAGATAGACCCTCACGTCCCACTCGTTCTCGCACGACACCATGAACGAGTTCCAGAACTTGAACTTGCCCGGATCGCTCGCGGTCATGTAAGGCGTTTCGACTTCCACGGGGTGTTCGTCGTCATCGGGATATTCGACGCCGGACAGACCCCCGTAAAGATAGACCGTGGTGGCGCTGCGCACGAACAACCGCCCGCCCATGGTCGTGAACGCCGTCACATGAAAGCCCGGCTCGTAGTAGCTCCACGCGCTGATCTTGCTGCCGGGGAACAGGGACAGGACGATGATCGTGTCGCCCATGGCCAGCATGTACCGCCCGTCCAGCGGATCGAGAATGCCGACTGCGCCCGCGATTTCGGCACGGTAGCTGTTGCGCTCCAACTCGTGCAACCAAGTGTCGATGGCCGTGCCGACATCGTTGACGGCGGCAGTGGTCACGGCGGTTCGCGCCTTGACCGATCGGATGCCCTGCGTGGCCAGATAGAACACGTCCATGTCGCCGTACTGGACGACGCCGCGAGGCGCGACCGTGCCCGTGTTCGCAAGCGTCTGTGCGCTGGCGTTCTTCAACGGGTCAACGTCGAGATGCCACATCCTGATCTGGTTGGTGGAGAACACCGCAACCTGATCGTTGTACCGCGCCATGCAGACCAGACGTTCGGCACCGTCGCCCGAGTTCGGCATGGAGATAAAACCCGCCGTCTCGTCGGACCAGTTGGACGGATCATTGAGCTTCGAATAGCGAAGCATCGTGCCCGCCGTACACCAAAGGCGCTGCTTGTAGCTGTAGCAGGACGTACCCATGAGGGACGCCTGTCCCTTCACGGTATAGGTCGTGCCGTTCACCGTCGCCTTCAGCACGGTCGAAGCGTCGATAGCGCCTTCGAACACCACGTCGGTGATCTGCGCCACCGGGTTTGTCGCGGTAACGCCGTTCACGAACGGCGTCGTCGTGAACGCCAACGGCGTGTCGTACAGGAGCGTTATGTTCTGCCCGTTGACGCTCGCGCCTTTGCCGTTCACTTCAGTGACGGTGACGACATCGCCATTCGCGTCGGCACGATACCCGCTGAAGCCCGTCCGGGCGTTGATCGCCACGGCAAGCTGCCTCGCCATGTCATCCGTCGTGCCCCGCCACAAGATCGGGGTGATGACGTGTTCTATACCGCCGATCATGCACGAGTTGAGATAGACGTTGACGCCGAGACGAACGCCACCGGGGCCGGTCACGCGCGGAACCGTGCCGGGGCCGGTCACGCACCGGATCGTGGCGGTGGCGTTCTGCGCCGAGACGCCGACGACGTTGGCCACGCGCGTTGTCACCTTGGCGCTTGCACCCGTCGCAGCGACAGTGAACGGTACGCCGGGGGTCACTGACGTGAGGCGCAGCACCTTGCCCGACGTGACGACTTCCACCGCATCGGCGTTGTCCACCAACAGGCCGAGTTCGAACACCACCCACGCCGGTTCGACAGCGCCATTGGCGATGGTTTCCCAATCGGCCACGAGAACGCCGTTGTAGTAGTGGTGGATCGACCCATCGCTGAACCGCGCGATGGCGTAAATCTTGTTGTCGAAAACCGTGCTGTCCAAGATGCCGACCATCGACACGCCAGTGCTGCCTGCCGGGGGCTGAAGCCTCTGGTACTGGATCGGCAGCGGCATGGAAGATGCAAGGTCTTCCGAGCCGAACACGGTCAACTGCCCGAACACGGCTTCAAGGCCGAATGTCCCCGCAGGAAGGTTGGCGTAGTCCGCCCACTTCTTCATGCGTTCGATGTCGCCGCCGCGCGTGATGTGCGCGTTCTTCAACGTCCAGAGCGAACCCGGCGTGCCGACAGGCCGCTTGCGCCGCCTGTCCATTCCGAACTTGAAATCGCCAATGTTGACGAGCGCCATGATCAGCCGCCCTTGTTCTTGGCCGGTGCGTAACCCGCGACAAGGACTTGCGTCGGACTGCGGCGAGCGGAAGCCCCGTCACCCATGCCGATGCGAACGCGCTTGAAAACGCCCGTGTCGGCTTTGGCCCGCAGCTTTTGAAGATATGCCGTTGCCGCTTCCTGAACGACAGGCGCGTCCGCCGACTTCTGGCGCGCGAGAATTTGCGCGGCGGCGAACAGGATGATCAGGTCGTCGTCCAGATCGCACAAGTCCTGATCCGCCACGAGCGGACGCAAGTTGCGAATGCCGATGAACTGAAGCTCGTAGCTGTTGCTCGCCGGGGTCGGCCAGACTTCGACTTGCGTGTGAAACTGGTCGTCGGTGCGAATGTCCCAACGCTGCACCGGATCGGTGCGCGTCTCGGGATCGCCCATCTGGTATTCGTCCCATCCGATGCCCCGCGTAATCGGCATGGGCCTGCCGCCATACCAGACCGCCGCGCTTTCGATCCGGTCGGTATCCAGATTGGCAGGCGGGTCGTACATCCTCTGGCCAGCGGCCAGCGGGATCAGCGGGAAGGCTTGCCGAAGAAACGGCCAATCGTAGTTGTTCCAGAGCATCTTCTGCATGCGGCGAAGCACACGCTGAAGCATGGGGATGTCGCCGGGTCCGACAGCGACGTTGGACGCGCGGCCAAGCTCCACGCGAAGTTCCTGCGTGAGTTCTCCGAGAGAAGTGCCGCGCGCCATCAATCGCCCCTATCAGTCGTCGTCGTTGAGCTTGGACAGGCCGTCGTCGTCATCGTCTCGGGAAACCGGCGCAGGCTGCGCCTTTTTGCCCTTGCCCTTGGTCGGAGCGGATGCGGGAGCCGCGTCCTTCACTTCCTCCTCGTCCAGCGAGGCGGGCAGATGCGCGCTATGGAATGGGCCGTAGAAGGCAGTCACGGCTTCCTCGCCGTAGACGCCGACAAGGCGGTTCCACTCGTCCCGCTTGCTGCGAGTGACCGTGCCGGTGCGTGCGATGACCTTGCCATGCTCCGCGCCGCCGTGGATGTTGCGCAGAACATGCACTTCCGCCGCCGTCACGTTGTGCTTGCGGCACTGCTGGAAGACGTGCCCGCCAAGGTTCACCATCACTTCATAAACGTCCATTGCCTTCCCCTTGTGAGAAAGGGGCGGCTCGCGCCGCCCCTTGATTGCGCCTGATGGATCAGGCGATGGAGTACACGCCGTTGGCGTTCCGCTGAGTGCAGATGAGGCCCCCGGCGTAAGTCAGAGCGCGATAGTAGACGTACTGCGTCTCCGGACGAGCAGGCGCGTGCTTCTGCCGATCCTCGTCCTGAACGACCATCGGGTAGATGGTGGACGTGTCGAGGACGTAGGCGTACTTGCCCTTGCCGAGCACGTCGAGGGTCGGGACGTGGATCACGGGGATGCGCTTGAACGCGAGTTCCCCGATGCCCATGTCGTTCTTGCCGCCACCCATGAAGCCGTCCATGGAGTAGTAGCCCTTCGACCGCAGTTCGGCTTCCAGCACTTCGATGAAGTCCGCCCCGGCGTAGATGCGGTTCGGACGGCCACCGTAGGTCCGCTGCTTGCGGATGCCCTTCTGAAGGGACTGCGCAAGCGTCTGGTTCTCGGCGTCCGCGACGGTGGCCGTCAGGCCCACGTCGGCGTAGTTCTGCCACCACGGGTTCGCGACCTGATCAAGGCCGAGAATGGTGCCCGCCGCGGTCGGGTCGTCGAGGATGAACGACGTGATGCCGGGGATCGCCTTGGCGTCCTGCGAACCATCCTTCCAGTACATCTCGTCCATGGACTGATCGAAGCCCATGGTGAGGTCCTGAAACTTGTCCTTCAGGAGGTCCACAAGCTGGATCAGGTCGTTCTGGGAGTGACGCGAGCCATCCCAACTGTCGCCGTCGAGGATCGTGATGCCGTTCTTCAGCAACTCCTCCTTGGTGAAGGAGATACCGGCGTGCAGCATGTACCACGCCGCCTGCGCCTGCTTCACGTTGGTGGGGTTGCCGTAGGTAACGGTGTCCGTGCCCTGAAAGCCCTGCGCGCGGGTCGTCGTGACGCCCTTCACCGGCTGCGTGATGTACTGCTTGCTGCCGGGGAACGTCTTCTGCGCACGACGCAGGTCGCGGAGAAGCGGGCGTTCGATGTCGTGCTGGAGCTTGGTGAGCCGGTCCTGCTCCTTGATGTGGTAGTCCAGCGTCGAGTTGAGGATGTTGTTGAGTTCTGCACTAGTAAGCGCGGCCATGATCCGGTCCTTTCAGAACCTACTGCCTGCGCGCCTGCTGAAGCCCCTGAAGTGCTGCTTCCATGTAGCTGTTGGGGGCGGTGTCCGCATGCGCGTTGGGTGAAGCGTGACCGCTCGCCATCTGCATCGGCTTGGGTGCCGGGCGGAACTTCCTGAGTTCACCATTAACCGTTTCGAGTGCCTTCTGGTGAAGGGCCACTGCGGTCTTGGCGTCCTGCGGAAAGCCGTTCCGGCGAACTTCAAGCTCGACAAGCTGAGCGATGCGTTCCTGCTTCATGTGCCAATCGGGATCGACGGCAGACTTGGTGCGTTCCCAATCCGAGACAGCCGTGGCCGCGCTGTGAACGACGGTCTGGTGCTGCCGCTGCGCTTCCTCGCGCTGCTGCCGCTCGACCTGTTCCTTGGAAACCTGCTCAAGATGCGCCGATTTGGCGCGCGTCTGAGAAAGTTCCCGCGCGTGATCCTCTGTGATCCGCCCGGTGTTCACAGCGTCTTGCAGATCGGGCGGAAGTTGCACCCCTGTCGTCTGCATGAGTTGCTGGACAATCGGCATAAGCATCGCGAGGGCTTGCTGCGGATCGCTCCGCATCGTGCCCATGATGGAGAAACCTACGTCGAGGTCTTCCTTTGTCAGACCGGTCGTCTGAACGAAGCTCTGAAGGTCTTGGGCGACCTTCGCCTGAGCTTTCAAAGGCTCAACTTCGGACTGAAGTCTTTCCACCGTCTCCCGATACTCTTTGCGCTGGCCGAGTAACTGGCCGATGCGCTTGCGGGCATGAGGACTGTAGTTTTTCAGCTCGTCTTCGGTCGGGTCGTCCGCATCAATGGCCTTGGGCTCGTCGGCTTTCGCTTCCGGGGCCTTCGGCTCAGTCGGCTTCTGATCCTGTTCTGAAGGCTGCGAACCTTCTTCGGGCTTCTGAAGCGCCGACATCACGGCGTCGAGATAACCCTTGTCGCTAGGCCCTTCCGTCGAGGGGGCGGATGTATCCGGGGCCGGGGCGGATGTATCTGCCGTGGACGGTGCGGCAGTTGTTGAAACGTCCGGAACTTCGGTGTCCATCTTCCCTCGCAAGATGAGTTGTAGGACGGTGAATATACCGCCGTCCTACGGTTACGACAATCAGGACAGCATCATCCCGCTTGGGGCCAGCGGGAACGGAGCCTGCGGCCCTCCGGAGCCCTCGCTTGACCCCTGCGCCTGAACCGCCCCGCCCATGGCGTTGCCTTGCTGTCCACCGGCCCCGCCGTCGCCATTCGGCGCACCGGGGGCCTGCGATGGCCCCTTGGCCGGACCGGCTGGCGTGCCCGGTCCTGCGCCCGCGCCAGCGGCCATCTTGGCGGCGATGGCGTTCATCGCCACGACGGACGGAACGCCTTCGGCCAGCGCGTCTTCCAAGTCGATGTCGAGCAAGTCGAGATACGGCTTGGCGATGGCTTCGATGGGGTTCAATCCGGGGATTTGCAGAAGCACCGGCATCGCCCGCTCGTAGTTGGCGAGTTGCTGGCCACGGTTCGGCTTGCCGGACGAACCCGCCTTGACCGTAAGCAGCAAGTCCTTCTGCACGGCTTCCGCCGTCATCGGGCTTTCTGGCCAGACTGCGCCCGGCCCGGCGATTTCCAGCGCCGTCTCCTTCGACAGGTTCATCAGGAGGATTTGCGCCCCGGCGTGCGCCAGATCGCCAAGCTGCGTGTCCAGATCGTCCACGTTCTCCTGATCGTTTGCCGTGTTGGCGTTGGCGCTGATCGTGGATGCCGTCGCGGTCACGTCACCGGACGGCTGGCCAAGATCGGCGCGGGACACGCCGACCGTGCGCAGCATGTCGTCGTACAGGCTCCCGACTTCGTACATGTTCGGGTCGATGTTCACGACCGGCTTGCGCTGAAGGAACTTCGCGATGTCGTCGTTCGGCCCGAGCGCGTCGAGTTCGATCAGTTCGAAGGCCACGCCCGACTTCAGCCGCTCCTTGTCGGGGTCGGACAGACGGCCACGCGGCGCCATGTACTGCGGACGCGCCGCGATGCGGTGCTCGCGCAGCGCGTCACGGGAGCGGTTGTATTCGAACTGGACGTGCCGCGCCTGCCACACGTCGGACGGCGGATAGATTTCGCCGTCGTGTTCGATCTCGTTGAACACGAGCGCGAAGATCGTCCAGAAGCGGTCAATCCGCACTTCGGGCGGACCGGGCTTGCGGACGTAGCCGGGATAGCCGTCGATGATCGTGAACACCTGCTGGTCGCGCTTGTGCTGCACTTCCCAGACACGCGCCTTCTTCGGCCCCCGGCCTTCCTCCAAGGTGTTCTCGGTGATGTCGCTCTTAACCGGCTCAAATTGACCCGATATTTCGATGCCGTAGATTTCCTGAATGCGGCTCTCGGACAAGTCCATCTCGTGGACGATCCACGAGCACCCGGCGAAAGTCTTCAGATGCACGCAGTCAATGTCGGGGATGATCTGCGTCGAGCGGGGGAAGTCGAACACGAGCCCTTCGCGCAAGATGATCGGCGCTTCCTTCGAAAGCGTTTCGATCAACTGCGTGAGTTCGAACATCCCGGCGTCACTCTCCCCGAGATCGCCTTCCTTGAACTCCTCCGTTAGGCGCTTCATCTTGGCTATCGCGTCACGCGCGTCGTCAATCCGCGCGACAATCTCCGGGTTCATCCCCATCGCGCGCTGGAAGCCGATCTTGACGTAGCCGACGCCGTTCACCTTGGTACGGCGCACGAGCGCCTTGAACTGCGTCTTGTAGCCGGACGACAGTTCCGCCGTGAAATAGTCGAAGACGATGGAAAGCGTCTGCCCGAGCCGGGCGAGCATCGCCTGATAGCTGTTCGCCTGTTCCACATCATTGAGGATGGCCATGGCGTTCGGATCGCCCATGGCGGCAAGCTCCTGCGCCGCCTTGAGGCTGTCCTGCCGCCCGTCCCAAACCGTATAGCGCATGCGCTTGCGCGGCTCGGCTTCGGTCTGCGGGTTCTTCGCATAAAGCTGCGCCACGGCCACGTTGATGAAGCGCGACAGAAGCGGCACGGTGAAGCGATCAGACGTGATCCAATCCTTCTCCGCGCCATAGGCAGCGATCTGCTGGCACTTCTTCATCCGTTCGAAGACGGGGCTCCAATGCTTCTTCGCGAGGCGAATGCGGGTCGCCCACTTCTGGACGTTCGCCTTCTCAGCCTCGCTGAACTGCGGCTTTTCCTTCTTCTCGTGGTCCTGATCCTGCGAAGCCGCGTCCATGTTGGGCGACGTGGGGTTCTGATCGGGAACCGCGCTGAAGTTGTCGAGTTCGGCCATGGTTCACCACCCTTTGCGAGCCGCCGCGATGCGGTCTTTTGATTTCGTCAACATGGAACTGCGCACCACCCAAGCAACCGTGCCGACCGGCGGCATGTCGCGGGGGTTGTCATTGGCCACCGGCTGCGCCTTGCGCTGCTTCAGAAGCCCGAGCCCGATCCACGACAGCCAATCCACGAAGTCGTCGTGCGAACCGTAGGGGAACTTCAGGAGTTGCGCCTTGGCTTCCGGCCACCACGACGCGAAGCGCGGGAACCGGACTTTCTTCATGCTCATCCGGCCTTCGATGGACCGGGCGCGCGTCGGCTTGTCCTTGCTCGGCGTCATCGGGTCGAGGACGACGTACACCTTTTCTTCGTCCATCCGCTCATAGAGGAACGGGCCGAACGACTTGGAGATGAGTTCGCTTTCCATCCACCACATGGCGGGCTGGTAAGTCTGCATCTTGAGAACGATGTTGTCGACGGACTGCCGCGTGTCGAGCCGCTTCCAGACCAGATCGGGCAACACCCAGATATTGTCCTTGCTGTCGATCCCCACGCACCCGATCACGGTGTAGTCGCGGCCTTCCTTGGTGGACACGGCGTGGTCGGACGCGCCGTAGTACACAAGGTCGGACGGAAGGTCTTCGCGGTCATATTCCACGAGCCATTCCGCCTTGAACTGATCGCCGTCTTCCGGTGTCGGACGCCCCATCTGAAGGGCGCTGAAACCGCGTGCATCCGCTTCCTTTGCTTCGGCGTAGAAGTCCAGAGGCTTGCGACGCGCCCAGATGCTGCACATCGGGTTCGTCCCGAACATGCTCACCACGTCGGGGTTCGTCGGCGGTTCCAGCTTCAGGTTCAGCGCATTCGCGAGTTTCGGGTCTTCGATGACGGCGGGGATGTTGATGTAGGTCCACCGCTTGTCGATGCCCCGGAAGCGCCCGTTGCGCTCGGGATGCTCCGGGTCGGCCAGTCGCCCGATCAGGTCGTCTTCCGACCAACGGGTCTGCACGACCATGATGGCGCTGTCCGCGTGAACGCGGGTCATCGCCACCTTCGTGAACCAGTTCCACACCATCTCGCGATAGGTCGGGCTCTGCGCGTCGGCGTCGTTTCTTATCGGGTCATCCACGAAGAAGTAGTCAGCGGGCTTACCAGTGCCGGAACCGCCGATACCAACGAAGCTGAGCTTGCCGTCGAACGAAGTGCGAAGCAGAGACGCCTTGCCCCCGCCCTTGCGGAGATGGTGTTCGGGGAAGACGGCTTTGAACGCTTGGTTCTGGAAGATGCTGCGGACTTCCGATCCGAACTCATCAGCGAAATCCTGATTGTAGCTGCCGAGGATCATGTTGCGGCTCGGCTTGCGGCCAGAGAGCCACGCGGGGCCGTTTCGCGACAGCACTTCCGACTTGCCAACCTGCGGCGGCATGGAGACGCACACGCGCTTCAGGATGCCCCGGTCAACGCGGTGCATGATGTCGACCAGAATGCGCGCCACGGGGGTTTCCTCGTAGAGCGAGCGGTCGACATCATCCACGTCTTCGGGATCGGGCTTCATGAGCTTGATGAAGGTCATCAAGTCATTGCGAGCCCGTTGAAGCGCCTCAAGGCGCTTCGCCGCCAGAAGGAGTGTGCGCCGGTTGTCGTACATCAGGGAGCCACCGGGGTGCCCACGATCAACTTGCCAGCGGTGCTGTCGAAATAGACGGTCTTGACCCGCTGCCTGTCGATGAACGCCGCAATGTCCATGTTGAGCATGATGTAGCCGGTGCCGTCGTCCATCTCGATCCAACCACTCGTCGGCCCTTCGAACTTGGCCGTCGCGCCTTGGTCGATGATGTCTGTCGCGCGCGAGCCGTCCTCCCAGACGAAGCCGATGTCGTGGGCCTGCCCGTCGAACAGGGTCGGGTCGGCAGTGGTTCCCGTGCGGCTGAGAGCGCCGACGCTCATGCCGATGGCACCGGCCCGCACCTCAAGGACGATGGTGCCGTCAGGGAAGGACGAGACGGTAGCAGGCGGCGTGTATCCGCTCATGCTTGCTGCACCGAACTCGGCCATGCCTTCGTCGTAGTAGAAGCCCACGGTGGCACCCGCATCGACCCACGCGCAGAACAGATCGACGTTCATGGGCGCGACATCAGCATTGTTCACCCAGTCTCCCAGACCGCCCGTGAAGCCGCCCGCGACATAGACCTTGGTCTTGTCGGTGACTTGCGCGGTGGACGAACCGGGAGCCCACGCCAGCGTGGCTTCGACCGTCGTGCCGGGACTGGTCAACGCGCCGAAGTCGGCGGCGACAGTGACGACGACGGCACCGCTCTGCACGTCGACGGTGATCGGCCCGGTCGGCACGGGCGGCGCTGCGCCCGGCGCGGTGATGCTGATGGTGTCAAGCGTGCTGGTCTGCGCGCTCCACTTCACGCGGAACACGCTGCCAGCTTCGATGCCCGCCGCGATATCGTTGTGCGAAATCGGCACGAACGGCGTCAGGCCCATCCACATGCCCGCCGTGATGGCGTCGATCTGAACGAGCGTAGGCGCGGAAGAATGCGGTGTCGTCGGCCCGGTGCCATCCGCCCACTGAATGATGATGTCGTGTTCGTTGCCGTCCGCCAGCGGTGCGCCCGTGGCCGTGATGGTTGTGTGAAGGTCGAGAGTGCCTTGCGCCGCGCTCGGCGTGTACTTCACGACAGGATGCGCGGGCGGTGCCGGAACGGCAGGGCTGACGGCTGTCGTCGGAGCAGTCGTCATACGGGTATTGCCGCCCGCGTTCTTCCCCACGACAACAACCTTGATCGTGTGGCCAACATCGTCGGGCGTGAGAACATAGGTCGTCGCCGTGTTCTCCACGCCCGGAATGATGTCATTATCCCGTTTCCATTCGAACACGATTTCATCGGCCCCGGTCCATGATCCGGGGTTGACCGTGAGCGTCTGGCCGACTTGCGTCGTGCCGGACAGAACAGGCGGCACCTGATTGACAGGAGGCGGCGTGGTCGGCTGCGTCGGCGCAGGCGTTGCATCGCCCGGCCCCGGCGCAGTCCCGAAGACCCCGTGCATGAGTTCGTCCCAATCGGCGGGCGAGAACTGCGCAGGATCGTCATCCACGCTGACGAAGTAGTGCGCCTGCACGACGATGTTGGTTCCGGGGGGCCAATGACCGTGGGTCTTGTTCGTCAGAACGAAGCGATTGTGGTCGTGATCCACATGATACAGGTAATCCTTCGCTTCGATAGGATCGCCATTGATCGTCAGCGTGGCTATGTTGTGCGCAATCCGCATTGCCGACTGCATCGACCCGAGAACGAACGGCACGCTGACGGAAGTGTTGTGCTTCACTTCCGACGTTGTGACCACAAAGCCGCTGACGTGCATCTCAGTCTCCTATCGGCGCAAGTTGAGCCGGTTACGGCGCGGGAGCAGGCGCAGCGGCCTTCTTGACGATTTCCAGCCAATCGTTCGGGCTGAACTGGTTGGGGTCGTCGTCCAGCGTCGGCGCGTAGTCGAGTTCCACGACGACCGTGCAGCCTTCAGGCCACGGGGTGGCTTCGAGATTGCGCACCGTCGCGCTCTTGTTCGCAGCGGTATAGACGACGCGCGCCTGCGTGTCCGATTTCACGTTGCCATTGACCGCTATGACGTGCTTCGTCGCATCGACATGCGTCGGGTCGAGCCCCTGAAGCGCGCTGTCGAGATGGATGACAACGGGGTCCGCCGCTTTCACCCCGTTCGCCATGAATGCACTGCCGGAAACGATCATGTTGGCCCCCTGTTCAATTCGCCTTGTGCCCTGCGACAGACGGGGAAGCGGTTGATGCGCCGCCCGTCTGTGTTCCGCTGATCGCGCCCTGCGCGCCCTGCGCCTGAATGCCTTCACTGGAAGTCAGGCTGGTGCTGATCGTGCAAATCGCGAGACAGATCGGTTGGTAGTTTCCTTTTGTCAGGGCGCGTGGCTCAATGGTCTGTTGGTCGGACACGCACCCGGTGAGTAGAGCCGTAAGACTACCAAGGAAGATTGCGCGCGTCACTTGGCCTTCCTTTTGCTGACAGGTTCGGGCCATACCGGCGCAAACTGCGCCAGTTCTTCGATTGTGGTACAGGCGTTCAGCGTCAGTTCATTCTCGTTGGACGCGACACGGACGGCGTGGCGATACGCCTTGATTTCGGGCTCCAACGACACGCCTTCGGCGGCGCGAATGACCATCCAATCGGTCGGCTGAAGAAGCAGGTAGGCCATCTGCTTGTTGGCGGCGATCATCTCCTCGCGGACGACATCCACGTCGCGCGGCGTGGCGGTGTAGGTGCCATCCGGGTTCTGCTCGACCCAGTAGAAACGGTCGTCGGGGCGCATGGCCTCGTCGCGCCAGACGATGCCGAGGGCCTCGCGCTCCTCTGGGGTGGAGCACGCCAGCCAGTTCGCCGGGTACTGGAAACCCCCGTGGACGAAGGGCGTGTCAGGCGGGAGGGTCTTGCCGTCGAGAACGTAGGGCATGGGCCTATCCTGCGTTGGCGTACTTCGCCGGGCGCACGGCCATGGCGAGGAAGATGTGGGGCGTGTTTGAACCCGAATTGATGG